GTTTGTAATACCAACAAATGGATTAACAAGACAACAAGCTGAACAACAAATAACACAATTGATGTCTGAGTATCATGAAGATGTCCAATGGGATGATCAAATGGGTACTATGACTATAAATGGTAGCCAAAATATTCCACTTAGTAAAGATATATGGTTACCAGGTGGCGGAGAAGGTGGTCCACCAGAAATAAATATTGAAACACCAGGTGGTATTGACTTAAATGAAGATATGATGCTAGGTTGGTTTTATAAGAAATTAAAAAGAGCTACTAAGATACCATTCAGTAGATTCGATGAAGATAGTGGTGGCGGTAACGTATATAATGATGCATCAGATATAACAAGAGATGAAATAAAATTTAAAAATTTTATTAATAGATTAAGAACAATTTTCAAAGAATTAATTATTAAACCTTTGAAAATACAAATGATATTAGATTTTCCTGAACTTAAAGATGATTATCTTTTGAAAAATTCAATTGAAGTAGATTTTAATACTAATGAATTATTCGAAGAATGGAAATATCTTAACAATTTATCAAAAAGATCAGATATCGCATCTGCATTAAATGCTAATTTAATGGATGCTGAAGGTCAACCGTTTTTTGATGTCGAATGGTTAGTTAGAAATATTATGAAACTAACTGATGAAGAAATCGAAGAGAATAATAAGTATAAAATTATGAGACAAAACCAACAAGGTGGTGAAGGTGGACCTGAAGGTGGCGGTGGTGGTGGAGACTTCGGCGGTGGAGACTTCGGTGGTGGAGGAGATGACTTCGGCGGTGGAGATTTCGGTGGTGGCGGAGATGATTTCGGTGGTGGCGGAGATGATTTCGGTGGTGGCGGAGATGATTTCGGTGGTGGCGGAGATGATTTCGGTGGTGGACAATCACAAGGTGGTGGTCAACCACAAGGTGGCGGAGGTCAAATGCAATTTTAATATATAAATTTTAGATTTCCAGAATCATATATTCTATATATTTTTCTATCTATCATTATTTGTCTTTCTGTTGATAACGGATCAAACCCTTCTTTAATAAGTTTATCTTTTCTAAAACCAAATCTATATTTTCTAATTCCATTAACGATATAATGATAATTTGGTTTTGTTTTTCCATGATATTCAAACCCTAATTGTTTATATAGATTACCATTTGACCATGATCGATCTGCATATGTTGTCATTTCTTTTAGTTCATAATTTTTAACAAAATGTTTAAATAATTTGTTCGCTCCTCCAATCACGTTAGTATTAAGTTTAGTGCAAAATCTTAAAAGTTCATACTCACCTTCTGATCCTTTTTTACCCATTGCAACCCTTCTTTTACCAAATGTCATTAAACTAACTAATTTATTTTCATAAAATAAACCTAATTTAACAGATGAACCAATAAACCCTTGAAGGTGATTTTTATCGAGGAATTCTTTAACTAATTTATTATCGAATATTTCTCTTATATCACATTTACGTGCATATATTTTATTTATAGATTTACCTAACTTATTTAAAATCATGGATTTGATTATATCTTGCTTATATAACCAATCATCTTCATAAATATGAATCAATTGAATTTCATTATCCTCACATAATTCTGTTTTATTTAAATGATAATTATTTTCTTTATGTAACTCATTATGCCAGTATAATCCATTAAATTCAAAAGCAAGTTTTAATTCAGGAATATAAATATCAAGTTCATATGGGTTTATAACATTTCTATTATTTCTCAATATTTTATTATTATAATTTGTATAAATAAAATTATACAAATTATTTTCTTCACCAGATATAGAAAAATTTCCAATTGGTTTACAGGTTGTACATAGTTCAACATTAAGATTATACCTAGTGTAAAAAGCCTTTTTTCCTATTAAAAAATTTTCATTGCAATTATCACAATGAAATTCATAATTATCTCCAATAATATCTATTAAGTTATCGTATTTTAATTTTAATTTATTTAATATTTTTGTTTTTATTATATTTTTAAAATTTGGTGATTGTGATATATATTTTACACCATGTGATTTTAAACAAGTATTTTCTTTTTTAGATTTAATTTCTTTTAATTTTGATATATTATCTACATTATATTTTTCAATAAGAGTCTTTTTAGATTTGTCTAAAGTATTTTTATTTTGCATCGGCCAATCTACTCCTAATTTTTTATTGTTAGTTTTAATCTTTTTATTTTTAATTATATTAGATTTTGATACATTATCTACCCCATATTTAATTATAATAGTTTCTTTAGATTTTTCTTTGATATCATTAAGTTGAAAGACATTATCTACCCCATATTTTTTTTGATTATTTTTTACCATATTACATGATCTACAAATATAATTTCCATTTTTGTGACCATAAGAAATATATGATGAATAATCTATTTTTTTAATTTTACCACATCTATCACATTGTATATTTATTTTTGAATGATTTCCTTTAGTTAAATATTCTATTTTTACAGATATAATATCTTTTATTTTTATATTATTATAATATTTGGTGTAGTGATTATAATTGGATGGATTTATTCTTATGTTTATTATTTTATCTAAGATCATAAATAATTTTATTTTTATATATTAAAATTGATAAGTCATTTTTTATCAAATACCCCATATATGACTTTTAGTATGAAAAATTTAGAATAAAAATTAAATTATTTTCAATTATTATGTTTTATTCCAAAATGGAAAAAACAGGCTATTTTAACTTAATATATAAAATCAAAAATAATTAAGTTTAATGAAGCAAGTTTTAATTATTGAGAATTCATTAAAAGGGTTACAACTTAACGAATCAGTAAAAACTCAACATAAAGATGATTCCAGAAAATACGTATTAGGCGGGATTTTTACGGAATTTGATGTTATGAACAGAAATGAGAGAATTTACACTTCCGATAAGTTTTTACCCCATTTAACAGAATTACTAGAAAGAAAGAAACAACTTGGAATCATTTACGGAGAATTTGATCATCCCGATGTTTTCGACACATCATTGGCCAGAATATCACATACACTAGAATCTTTAACATTTAATAAAGAAAGAAATGCGGTAGAAGGTACAATTAGATTGTTGAATACACATTACGGTAGAGAAGCAAAGGCTCTTGTAGATGATAACTGTCCAATTTTCGTCTCTTCAAGAGCGGCAGGTGTCACCGAATCAAACGGCACAGTAACAATTAAAAAACTTTTCACATATGACGCAGTTGCAGACCCTGGATTTAGTTCAGCAAGAATGGAATCTGTATCTATTAATGAATCTTTAGGATTTAATGAAAATGTTAACTTCAGGATATATGATATATCTGACGAGTCAAAAATTAACGAACTATTCGAAATGGATAAAAACGAATTTGTAACAAAAAAACAAATGGTTGAATATTCGAATTACCTAACCGAACAAATTGAAAAAACACAGAAATCAATTAGTGGACACGTGCAGTCAGGTAAATTCAATCCAGAAGAGTTATTAAAACTCGAAGAAAATTACGAATCTTTACACGAAGGATTCAAAAAAGTGACGGAGTATTTAGATTATCTATCTGAAAATATTTCTCATCTAATTATCAAAAACGAAAAATTAGAAGCAAAAGCAGAAAAAATTGTAGAACACAATGATTACCTTGCCGAAAACTTAGAAAAATCTATTGGTTTCTCTGATTATCTTGCTGAAAATTTGGAAAAAAACATTGATTATTCAGAATATATTGCTGAAACATTAGATAAGAATATCGACTTTGCTGAGTATATTGCAGAACATGTAGATAAGAATATTAAGTATTCAGAATACTTAGCTGAGAATGTAGAAAAATCTATAGACTATTCAGAATACATTGCTGAAAGTTTAGATAAAACTATAGACTATTCTAATTATATTGCTGAAAATCTTGATAATAGTATTGTTTACGCTGAATACATAGCTGAGAATGTTGATAACAATATTCAATATGCAGAATATGTAGCAGAACATGTAGATAACAATATCAAGTATGCTGAGTATATTGCAGAACATGTTGATAACAACATTAAATATGCAGAATATATTGCAGAAAATGTTTCTGATAATATTGCATATAGTAATTATTTAGCAGAAAGTCTAGATAAATCCCTAGGTGAAAAATTAAACGAAGATGTGCAAGCACAACTAAATTTCTCACCAGATGATAATATGGGGAAATATTATGACGAAGATGATGACTTTGTACAAGGTCAGGGTCAAGTTCAAGGACAAGTTCAAGGACAAGTTCAAGGACAAGATGATGATTTTGATGATGAAGATGATCTTCAAGGACAAGTTCAAGGACAAGTTCAAGGACAAGAAGATGATGATGATTTAGATATTGACGTTGATGTTGATGTTGAAATTCAAGGACAACCAGTTGGTGACGAAGACGAATTAGATTTCGGAGTTGAACCAGGTATGGTTGTGAAAATTGATGACGATAAAACAGGGGAAGTAATTGCTACTAACGCTGAAAATCAAATCGTTGTTGTAAAATTATCCGACACGGGTGAGGTTCAAGAAATTCAAGAATCAAGAATCACTCCATTAGGTGACGGTAAATTATTCGAAACTGAAAATTCTTTAAAAGAGAACATAAAGAGGTTTATAAATGAAGCTAAAAAACGTAAAGCATCCGAAGAAAATGAACCTCATTTTCTATTATTCTTAACAGAAAAGAGGAAAGCAGCTTATTATAACCTAAGTTCAGAAGACAAAGAAAAAGTTGTTACTGCAATAAACGAAAGTAGTTACGCTAGTGAGTCAGATGTACTTAAGATTATGGAAAAGGCATTGTCTACACCTCAAAAATCAATGGAGGATACTCTCATTGAAAGCATCCCATCTGATTTAAAACCAATATGGGAAAACTTAAACACTGAAGTTAAACAAAGTGTATTAAGTGGTTCACAGTTTTACTCTAATCTTTCAGAGTCCAAAATGGAAAGTTTCTGGAGAACAAGAGGTCTTGATAAATATGGCACAAGTACAAAACAGACATTAAATGAAAACTTATCAAATTATGATAATCAATCATTAAACGAAAGTCAACTTGAATCATATCTAAATAGATTAAAAAATCTGTAAGAACAAAAAATAACTAAAAATGGAAAATATTGACTTTTTAAACTCAATATATACATTTACAAAAAAAAATTAAAAATAAAATGAACTTTATAGTAGACAAATCAAAAGCTATGAAAAAATGGTCTCCAATTCTTGACACTTTACAAGTTGAGGATACAGACAAAAGATCATGGATGTCTGAATACGCTGAAATTCACCAAATGAATGAAAACGTTGCTTATTCAACATTATATAATCTTAATGGTATGGGTGCCGTAACCTCTCCTACAGTTGGAACAACTCCAGGTTCTGTATGGCAATCAGGTAATGGTGCAGCTGGTTCTGGTGACGTAGCTCAGAACTTATTACCAGTATCTATGAAAATCGCTGCACAAGCAATTGGACTAGATTTAGTTGCTGTTAAACCAACAGCTTCACCAAGAATTGAACTTTTATTCGTTGATTTCAAATATGATAACAATGACGAAGATACTGATGACAGACCTTTAGTATTTAAAGTTGGTTCATCAACAACTGCTGATGTTACAACACTTAAAGCTGCTTTAGCAGAACAATTAAGAGTTCTTTCAATCACAGAAAGAATCGGTGGACTTGACGCAAGAACATTCGTTAAATTAGGTGATGGTACAGCTACACCAGCTGAAATGGTTGCATTTACAGCTACCGCTGCACAAGATAAAACAGGTTGGTTGGAATTTCTAGGTTTCTCAAGAATCGATGGATATCCAATGTTCCGTTCTTTCCGTCAAATGTATCCAGTAATGGATGGCAATTTCACAAATGCAGCATGGGACGCAACTAAGAACACTTTTGAACAAACTGGTTCTATTGCAACTCTTTTTGCAGCATCAGGTATTACTGTATCTTCAGGAAGTACTGCAGCAACAGGTTCAACAGGAACATTCGCTGGAACAGCTGATATTGAATTAGTTTCACTAATGGAAGACCATATTCCTGGTTTCTCAGCAGGTTGGAAACTATATGATCCAATGACAAGAGCAGAAGACGAAAGAACATACCCAGGTGTAATTGGTCCTGACGTATTTACTAAGTCAGTTCAAGTTGGTGATGTAGAAATTAGTTCAGCATTGAAACGTACTCAAATTGAGGATATCAAAGCCGCAACTGGTATGGACATAGTTCAAAAATTAGAAGGTGTTCTAATTAACGAACTTACTCAGGTGATTTCTAAAGAAATTGTAGCTTCAATCAGAGACTTAGCTCTTAAGAACAAAGTTTCTCACACAGCACCTAAAGATGGTTCAGGTAATTCTAAATTCGACTTTAATGTTGATACTTACCTAACATTACCTGCAGCAGCTGGATTCGCAGCACCAGGAGGTGAAACTTACCACTCAATGCAAAGAAAATTAGTTGCTAAAATTAATAACGCATCTAACTTCATCGCAACAGACGGTCGTGTAGGTCCTGCTCAATATCTAATTACAAATGGTAACTTAGCATCTGTAATCCAAGATATCGCTGGTTACACATTAAGCCCTGTTCAAGCTGGTAAATTGAACACTAACGGTCAACTTTACCCAATGGGTAATATTGGTAACATTTCTATTTATGTAGATCCTTACATGAGATGGGACGACAACCAAATCTTCTTAGGAAGAAAGAACTCAGTTGATCAACCAGGTTTGGTATTTATACCTTACTTAATGGCTCAGTCAATCAGTTTGATCAGCGAAGCGACGTGGGCTCCACGTATGTTAATTCGCAGTAGATACGCAGTTGCAGATATTGGATTCTTCCCAGAAAAACAATACATGGCGATTACCGTAACTGATTCAAACGGTGTATTAATATAATCTTAATTGATTAAAATTAATCATAAATTCAAAAAGAGGAAGATTTATCTTCCTCTTTTTTTTATATATAGAGTGTATGAAAAAATTAACACAACGTGAAATAATCAAAAGGTTAAATAAAATCCACAATAATAAATATTCATATGTATTTCCTAATAATTACAAAAATGTAAAATCTAAAATAAAAATAATTTGTCCAATACATGGTGAATTCGAACAAATTGTTGATGATCATTTAAAAGGTAGGGAATGTTCGACATGTGGTGCAAATAAAAGTATTAAAAATAGAAGAAGTAATCTAAGTAATTTAATAGATAGATCAAATATTGAACACAATAATAAATATGATTATTCACTAATTAAATCACACAAAAGTATGAATGATAGAGTGGAAATTATATGTCCAGAACATGGTTCATTTTTCACAACACTACATTGGCACATAAATAAAGGTAGAGGATGTAAACAATGTGCAATAGATAAAATCACAGATACTAAAGATGGATTTATTGAAAAGTCCAGAAATGTTCATGGTGATAAATACAATTATGATAAAGTAAATTACGTAACAAGTAGAATAAAGGTTATTATAACTTGTCCAAAACATGGTGATTTTGAACAAAAACCAAATGAACATATTTATTCTAAAAACGGATGTCCCGTTTGTAAGGAAAGTAAGGGAGAAAGGGAAGTCCGTAATATATTAAAAAAGAATGGAATTGATTTTGAATATCAAAAATCATTTTGTGATTTAAAAATGGTTAATTGTTTATCATTTGATTTTTATTTACCTGAATATGATATGTGTATAGAGTATGATGGTGAACAACATTTCAGACCAGTAGATTATTGGGGAGGTAAAGAAGGATTTGAAAAAAGAAAATTATATGATAAGGAAAAGAACGATTATTGTAAATTGAATAACATTAATTTAATAAGGATAAGTTACAAGGATAATATAAAAATAATTCTTAAAAGGCATTTTCAAATAAACGAAAGGATAAAATCTTTTAAAAATTTCCAATAAAAAAACCTGATAACAATTTATCAGGTTTTTTTGTTAATCCCACATACCATCGTAATCGTAGTAATTTCCATATCCACCTCCATATCCGTATGATTTTTTAACACCAATTGTTGGTAAACTTTCCCAATCTATTTTAATAGATGCTTCTGCTAATTTTTCTAAGTAAACTATATTTTGTCTTTCGCTATGTGAATGTTCATTAAAATACCCAACTGATAAGTTAGTACATTCTGGGATAATCCCCATAAATGTTGCACTATCTGTATAAATTCCACCTGGATCATTTCTATGTGGTAATCCAACTGAATCATATTGTTTTTTAAGTGCAGATACAAATTCACTAGAACAA